AAGAAATAAAGGCGTGTAGGTGGGTGAGAGCGGAAGCCCCCCCGAGTGCCTAGAGCAGATGGAGCCTATCAGCCGTATTCCCGCTAGCGGATGTGTTTCGGCTAAAGCAGTGGAGCGAAACACGGTGGAATTGCGCGGTATGGGCGCGTTTTTCGATGTGGCATCCACGGCAGCACCGATTAAGTACCGTCCGATGTGTTCCGAGCTGTCGCGCGGCATCGCGGGCCTGCTTAGGGAGGTGGGCTTGTGAGGGGACGTAAGCCCGACGCGCTCGCGGTAAGGCGCGGGTCTAGCACCGCCGATATTTCCACCACTACCGCCGTGACAGTGGAGGACGGGGCGCTGGTAAAGCCCGAGAGCGTGTCGAAAACGCCGATTCTGAGCGATATATGGGACAACACAGTTGGGTCTGGCATAAGTTTTCGCGCGTCCGATTCCCCGCTGATTGAGCAGTACGTGTTCAACATCGCCATGGTCTATGAGAGCCAAAGGCACTTGATGGACGAGGACGGCACCATGCACCTCACGGTAGAGGAAGAGGACGCTTTCGGCGGCATCCGCATCAAGGAGAACCCGTACCTAAAGATTCGCGACAACGCGATGAAAACGGCCATGAAGCTGGAGCAGGATTTGGGTTTGTCTCCTATGGCTCGCGCTAGGTTGGGCTTGACGCAGGGCATGAGCGCGAACGTTCAGCTGAATATCGCAAAGCAGATTGACGCGGCGCTAGGCGGTGGAATGTGAGTTACCACACACCGTTTAAGAAGCTGAGCAAGGCGGGGGAGTTCCAAGTGGAGCGCACGCGCGTTTTCGCGGAAGCGTTCCTCACGTATGCTGGCGAATCCGAGTTATGCGGTTGCCCGTACAAGGTCACTGAATGGCTTATGAAATATATCTGGCGGCCCTTGTTCGGAACGGGCGAGATTGACAAGAAGACGGGCAAGTTTCGCAGACAGTATAGACGTGCCCTTATTGGCGTTCACCGCGCGTTCGGCAAGTCGCAGCTGGCGGCGTGCTTGGTTCTGACCGTTGCAACCATGGACGCTATACCGAACGGTCAATACGGTATCGTTGCAGACTCCAAGGAAAATACCGCCATGGTCAAGGGCTATATCGCAACCATCATCAAGGCGAACCCAACACTCAGCGCACAGTGGAAGGTCTACAAGGACGTTATTCGCAACGAACAGACGGGGCAGGAGATACACGTCTACCCCTACAAGGAAGCGGCGTTGCAGGGTAAGCATTTCCACGTTCTCATCGGCGATGAGATTCACGTCTGGCGCGATGATGCTGTTTGGAAAGCAGGCACGTCCGGTCAGGCTAAGGTGTGGAACGCCCTTACTATCGGTATCACGACCGCAGGCAGCAGCCGTGACGGTTTCCTGTTCAAGCTCTATCAGAAGTTGAAGCGCGATAAGCACGCCTACGTGTGCTGGCTCGGTATCACAGACCAAGACAACCCAGCCGACCGCAGGGTTTGGAAGAAGATTACCGCAGCTGGGCGTATCACGATGGAGGAGCTGGAAGAGCAGTACGAATCCGACAAACTGGAGGACGGAACGCCCGGCCCCGGCTTTGTTCGCTACTACCTCAACCGTACGCCTATGGACGAGGTGGAAGAACCGTTCATGAAGCGCAGGGACGTGACAGCGTGCCAGAAAACGGAACGGCTTGAAATCGACTGGAACCAATGGTTTTGCGTTGGTCTGGACGGTGCCGTTCGCGGCGATACGTTGGCAATCGTAGCGGCTCAACGCCAAAACGAACGGTGGGCATATGCCGAATGGTGCTGGGAGAAGCCCGAGAAGGGGAGTTCCGTCTACGATCTGACCGCCGTTGCAGACGTGTTGCTAGAGCTGGCGAGAAAGCCCGGCGCTCCATTCATATGCGCCGACCCCGCGCGTATGCAGTTCCTATCCAACTGGCTAGAGCGAACTTACGACTTCGACCTATCGCAAGTGCCGCAAACGCCGTCCATCATGTGCCCCGCGTCAGAGCTTTTGGCGCGTGCAGTATCCACGCATATAGCATCGCTTGGCGATACGCCCATCTTGGCGGCGCATTGCATCAACGCCGTATCTAGCGAATCAAAGGCATACGGGCGCAGGCTCACGTCCGTGAAGCACGGGCAAGGGTCAAAGCGTATCGACGCAGCGGTAGCTGCGGCAATGGCTATGTGGGCCTACGACAACAACGAGGAAGAATCGCCCAACGTCTGGACTATCGACCTGTAGCGGGGGACGTTGGCGCGAACATTCGGGCAACGGGGTTGGAGTTTCATCTTCCTTTCGCCAACCCCGCCCCCTTCCCCCTCCATTTTCTCGCGCGGGGGACAGCGATAGCACCATGCACGCAACGGATAGAAGGAGCGTGCATGTCTCTAAAGAACAGAATCACCGCAGCCGCGTCACGCGCTCTGTACAGCGCTTTCAATTTCGCTGGCGTGCAGATACCGCCAATCCAATACGACTTCGTGAACTATGACGGCAAGGACGTTTACAACCGTGATGCAGCGAAGCTCGAAGCCTATTACTCCAACGCCTACCGTGCGTGTGCGCTGGCTAAGGCTCGACCTTTGGCGGCACTTCCCGTACACGTCTACGAGCGCGATAGCGGCGTTAGGAAACCAGCCGCCAAGCGTGCCGCGAAAGACCTAGAAACCCTGTTGCGCACCAAGTGGAACCCGCTCATGTCCGCTCAGGAGGGTATCCGCTGGCTCGATATGACCAAAGACCTAAAGGGCGAGGCGTTCGTGCGCGTGGAGTGGCGCAACGCGCGTATCGTGGCGCTTTGGCCCATGTCGGGAACGCCCGGTATCGAAATCATCCGTGGCGGCTCGCACGTGTTCAACTACGGCGGCGATAAGTTCACCGCGCCTGGACGATACCTAGAGAACGAGATCGTGTGGGTCAAATCTCCCATCCTCGATTCCGATTGTCTCCACGGGCGCTCGCTTGCCGAGTTTGCCGCCAACGAGGTCGGCTTGTCCGTTGACCTAGAGAAGTTCTATTCGCACATCCTGAACGGCGAGGGCAATTTCCCCGGCTGGTTGGAGACTGACCAATCGCTCAAGAAACCTGAGTTTGAGAATCTTAAGAAGCAGTTGGAAGACGGCGGAGGCATAGTCAATTCCGGCAAGATTCGCATCTTCGACCATGGCCTGCAATACAAGTCCACCTCGCAAACCATGGTGGATATGTCGCTGGTGGAGCAGGAGCGGTGGATATTGCAGCAGGTCTGCCGAACGCTTTCCGTGCCCCCGCAGGAGGTATTCGACCTTTCCAATGCAACGTACTCCAACATCGAGCAGGGCGCTCTGAACTTCGCCAACAAGACGCTCATGCCCGAGTGCGCTGAGCTTGAACGCGCGTTCTCCAGCGTACTTTGGAGCATCGGCCTTAAAGACTGCTACGTGCAATTCGATATGAACGGCCTTCTGCGCGGCGGCTACCGAGACCGCATGGAGGGCTACAAGGCGGCTGTTTTCTCTGGCTGGATGATGCCTGCCGAGGTACGCGCCAAGGAGGATTTGCCGCCCGTGGAGGGTCTGGACGTTCTCTTTATTCCCTCTTCCTACAACCTGCTCAACGCCGAAACGGGCGAGCTGACCATTACCGCCACGCACGGGAAAGACCCCGGCGCTTCTGGCGAGGGTGGAGCGCCCTACAGCGGTGACGGCAACGGCGATGCCATGAATTCAATCCACGATGACATGGTTGAGCGTATCAAGCAGCGCATCTCCGAAGCTGGAGACACCGAGAAGACCCGCGCTTTCGCAACCAAGGTTCTTAAGCCCTACGCCAACGCCTGCCTGTTGGCGCGGCGTGAGTACGACATCGAAGCCGATATTAAGGAGATTTTCGAGCATGAGGGACATTAACGTTTACGGGTTCATCGGTGACGGCTGGGACGAAACCGATATGACCGCCACCAAGTTTGCCAACGAGCTTAAAGAAGCCAACGGCGAAGCGGTCACCATCCACGTCAACTCCGGCGGTGGAGACGTGTTCGACGCAAATACCATGGCCGAGCTTCTGCGTAGCTATCAGGGCGAGTCAACCTGCATCATCGAGGGACTTGCCGCTAGTGCTGCGTCATATTTCGCCCTTACAGCAGACAAGGTGGTCATCGGCGATTCCGCGCTGATGATGATTCACAACCCCTATTCCTTCTCTGGCGGCACCGCTGACGACTTGCGCAAGACCGCCGATTTTCTCGACAAGGTTAAGTCCACCATCGTTAACCAGTACGTGCGCAAGACGGGCAAGGACGAGGACGCTATCTCAGACCTCATGGATGCCGAGACGTGGTTCACCGCCAAGGAAGCGGTGGAGAACGGATTTTGCGATTCAATCGTGGAGATGGAGCCCGTTGCCGCGTGCATCGACCCAGAGCAGGCCAAGAGATTCAAGAATGCGCCGAAAGACCTGCTAGATACCACTGCCGTGGTGGACGTAAACGGCGCGGGGGAAACCGAACCCACAATCACTGACAGCAACAACGGTGGTAAAGCCGTGTCGGGAGCCGACAAGGTGGAGACGGGAGCCGTCTCGAAAACCGTGTGCGTGAACGGAAAGTTTTTGACGTACTAGGGAGTAGAGAATGCTTTCTTCCATCCAGATTCACAACAAGATCGTGGAGAACCGCGCAAAGCTCGATGCAGCCGAGAAGTCTTTTAACGCTGCCGAGGGCGATGCCAAGGACGTTTACCGCGATACCATCAACCAGATTAAGGGCGAGAACAAGGCTCTTGACGAGCAGCTTGCCGATGCCCTCGACTACGAGGACAAGATTCGTCAGGGCGGCGGTATCCCGCTGGCTGACCCCAACGCTGGCAACAAGAAGGAGTTCAAGCCCAAGAACCTCGGTGAGTTCGTCCTTGGCGCACGTGACGAGTTCAAGGGCCTGAAGCTGGGCACCTCCATTGCCCTCGATGCCTATCAGGACTTCAAGCTGGCTGAGCACAAGGACACCGATTACTCCTTGCCCGAGCAGTACGCCCAGAACCTGCCGAAGCTGGGCATCTACAACACCCTGCCGCGTGCCGTCACCGACAAGGATTCCATCAGCTTCTACGAGGCAGACCAGACCAAGCTCACCAACGCCGCAGCAACCTGGACTCCCGGCAATGCTATCGCTATGTCTGGCATGGCATGGACTCAGCGCTCCTTCCACATGGAGCAGATCGCAAACGGTATGCCCCTGCTTGAGAACAATCTTAACGACTACAACGAGCTTATGACGCTCGTTAACGGCACCCTGCTCTATATGCAGGAGCTTGCCAAGGGCGCAAAGGTTCTCAACGGTGCTAAGGCCAACGCCGAGACTGGCATGGTCGGCATCCTCAACCATGACGGCATCCAGAAGTTCACCAAGGGAGCTAGCGATTCCATCACCGATTGCGCCTACAAGATGGCTACTGACGTGTTCCTTTCCACCGGCTTTGTGCCCACCACCGTCGGTATGCACCCCTACGTCGCCGAGTCTGTAAACCTTGAGAAGGACAAGAACGGTCGCTACATCAACCAGATGGTCAACGGCAAGCTGTGGGCCCTTAACGTGGTGGAGGACTTGAACCTCACCGAGACCACGGGCGAGCCTTCCGCCGAGAAGACCACCTACGGCATGATGGTCTACCTCCCCAACGCTGCCACTTTCTACACCAAGATGGGCGAGACGCTTGAGGTCGGTCTTGTTAACGACCAGTTTATCCGCAACGAGAAGACCATCCGTATCAACGGTCAGTACGGTCTCAAGGTCACCTTCCCCAAGGCCTTCTCCTACCTCGCCGACACCGGCGTTGCTGGTCGCTAGGGGGCGCTCTAAATGGCATTGGCACCAGACAGCAGGACGCGACTTTCAATCGAGCAGTGCGAGACGGTATCGCTCGAAGGTGAACCGACTAGCGCGACGGTCTCCTACGCATCTGGTGCCGAGCCAGTAGAAGTGGAGGTGGAGGGCGGCAAGTTCTCCCTTCCGCTCCGAACCGCGCCAGACCTTATCGAGGTCGTGTGGGACTACAGCGGCGTGAAGGTCAGCGCGACCGTAGAGGTCGTTACCACGCGCTACTGCACCGTTCAGGACGTACTCAACCACCGCCCAGACGAGAACCTGCTTGACGGCGTGGACGATGCAACCATTCAGGATGCTATCGACCGCGCCGAGCATGTTATCGAGAGCGAAGCACACCGCGTGTTCCAGCCCGTCCTCATGCGTGGAGTCACCGACCGCCCGAGCTGCCGCACGTCCTCGCTTGTTTTCTTGGGCGAGTTCACGGCATCCGATATGCGTTCGGTCGTTTCCGCGAAAGACCAAGACGGTGACCCCGTGAACCTGCGCGTTTGCAACCCGTCGCTTTTGGACGTGCGCGATTTGGGCGTTAACAAGTTCGCAGAGGTGGTAGTGGAGTGCGGGATGAAGCCAACCCCGCCCGAGGTCAAGAACGCGGTGGTTTCGCTTGCGGCGTGGTATCTCACAGACCACGCAATGCCAGATAACGCCACGTCAGCAAATACCGACCTGGGCTTTATGCGGTTCGTTGTCGGCGGTGTTGACGGAGCGGCTACCTCAATCCCCGAGGTTAACGCCGTAATCGAGCGTTACGGCCTTCAAGACTACAAGGTGCGATAGATGGACGCGAATCTGTTTTCAAAGTGCATTGAGCGGGTGGAGCAGGACGTTAAGGCGGCTCTATCCGATATGGAGCCGCACCCCTACATCTCCATCGGCGGTGCCAAGACACAGCAGCCGTTCGAGGTTCTTGTGCGCGAGATCGCAACTGACTACTCAATCGAGGACGTTGTAACCAACACCTACATTGGTGCATCGCGTGGCGGCTACTCCATCACTTTTTCTGTGGGAGTGGAGCTGTGGGCTAAGACCGCATCCCTCGTGAAATCCACCGCCACAGCACAGGAATGGATGGCGCGAATCATGTCCTCCATCGCATCAGACAAGACGCTGGGCGGCCTATGCGACCACGCCCAGCCATTTATTTCGTCCGTTGGCACCGCTCCATCGGGCAATTCGTACATGGCATCCATCGAGGGCGGTGTCCGCATCAAGGCGGCTATCGACCCCGTAATCGACTAGGAGAGCAACTATGTCACTCAACCCCTCTATTGGCCTTGCCGCTATCGCAAAGCAGGAAGACCGCGACACCCCCGCAACCGCTCCAACCTTTATGCACGGTCTTACGGGCGGCTCCCCGTTCGGCGTGTCCCGTTCCATCGCCACCACTGACGTTACGTGCGGTTCCCGCGCCCCGTCCGATGCTCGCGTTGACTCCATCGAGGTTACGCCCAAGATTGAGTCCCTGTGCTACCCCGACGTTCTCGGTATGTACCTGCTTGCCGCGTGCGGCAATGTCAAGACTACCCCCGTTGCTGGCAGTGGTGAATCACCATCCGGCTACTACACCCACGTGTTCACGATGGGCTCCGTGCTCGACTACTTCACCATCTGGTCTCAGATTGGCATGGACGGCTTCACCCGCGCCGACGGCTGCAAGTGCGACGAGCTGACCTTTACCGCCACTGGTAACGAGCACCTTGCCATGTCCGCTTCTTGGCAAGGCATCGACGGCAAGGTAGGTCTTGCATCCATCCCCGGCAGTGTTCAGGCATCCTGCTTTGGCGGCAAGTACACCACTACCGACTGCGATTTCAAGATTGACGCTTCTGGTTCAGTCCCTGCCGCAGCGCTCGTCTCTGAAGCCACGTTCACCATTAAGAACAACGTTTCCGGTCTGCGCTCCCTTGGTCGCGCCACCTCCCGCGAGATTGCCGAGGGCCAGTGCCAGTTCGGCGTGAACGTCACCACCATCCCCAATGACCTGAAGGAGTACCAGAAGCTCATTACCGGCTCTGAAGACTCCACCGACATTTCAGGCAAGGTCGTGTTCGGCAGCGTGTATGCCAAGTTCTTCCACACTGATGACCCCAAGCAGACGCTTGAGTTCTCCGCTAACCACCTGCCCTTCACGGCAGATTTCCCTGAACTTGACCCATCCGGCAACGAGGCATCCATTCAGTTCAGCACTGATAACGCCGTTGTATCCGGCGCGGACGAGTCCCCCATGACCATCACGCTCACCAACAAGGTTGCTTCTTACAATTAACGAACGGCGGTCACAGATAACCAAACGGGCGCGGCTACGGTCGCGCCTTTTTCATGCCGATTCAGCGGGGGAACGCGGCGCGATTATCCACGCCAAGCCGTTTTGAAAGGAGAACCGCAATGGCAAACGAAATCTTCCGATTTGAGAACCCCGAGACTGGCGAGGAAATCTATAGGTGCAAGACCCGCCAGGGCGCATTGAACCGAGCCAAGCTCTACCTGTTCAAAGGCGCTGACCCGGTTGGCAACATGCAGACGAACATCTGGATTGCCCTCTGGGGCTTTCTGAGCGCAAAGGCGGCTGGGCACCCCGTGGTGGAACTTCCCGCCCCGCGCCAGATTACGCAGGAGCTCGTTCTCGACCTCATGGACGAGGTGACCGTCTATTACGACGTCGAGATGGACGAGGACGGCGCAACCGAGGACGGCACCGAAAACCCTACGGCACCCTCGGACGAGTCCTAATTGCGCTAGGGCGCTTCTCCGGGTCTGGCGTGCGCGAGCTTATCGACCTGGCGTACGACTTCCCAAACGTCTTTGACCAGATGCTATTTGACATGGAGCTGGTGCAGGCGCTCGAAGAAGCGAAGAACGGCAAGCCGTGGAGAAAGCCGGGGGAGTCGATAGGGGACGCGCGAGATCGTCTTAGGGCGCAGCGCGAGAAGGCGAAAAGGGAGATGGAGCAATACAGGGAGTGACCCTTGTACACCATCGAGATTCAAAACCTAGACGAGACAATTGCCGCGCTCAACCTAGTGGACAAGAAAATGGCGAAACGCCTAAAGCGGCGCATCGTCGAGATAACCAAGCCGACGCTCAGCAAGGCGAAGGGGTACGCGCACGTGGGCTCCAACCCCACGGGCGCTTTCGCCAACTCGCTATCGCTCAGGCAGCGTCAGAACGGCGTTGTGTTCATCTCCAGCGACCCGGGCGGCGGCGTTATCGAGTTCGCAAATCCCGGCGCGGTCATCCTCACGGGAAAGCGCGCTGGCAGGCGTGCTGGCGTTCCTCATACGGGCGATACGCCGCGTGCGTTGCTCAAGGCAATCCTCGAAGACGAGGAAAACATCATCGAACAGGTTAATGACGAGGTGGCGCAGGTCGCTGATTTGGTGGGAGCCGAATAATGGGCAAAGCGTCAATCACTATCGCCGTAAACGCCAAGTGGAACGGCAAGCAACTAGACAATGCGGAAAAGGCTCTACGGCGGCTAACCACGCTGTCTGCGGCTAGCTCTAAGTCCACCACTGCCGATTTGGTGAAGCAGGGCGGGGCGTGGGCAGAACTCGGCGGCAAGATTTACAACGCTGGCGTCAAGACCGAGAAGGTCGGAAAGATGCTCACGCAAAGCGTCACCGTGCCTTTGGTCGCTATCGGCGCATACGCTGGAAAGACCGCCGTCCAGTTCGATACAGCCATGGCGAACGTTCGCAAGACGACGAACATGTCGAACGAGGAAATCGAGAAGCTGGCGCGATCCGCACAGAACCTATCCACCAAGCAGCCCGTCACGGCTGAAACGCTGCTGAATATCGAAGCTCTAGGCGCACAGTTGGGCGTTGCCCATGACAAACTCGAATCGTTCGCCGAGGTTACGAGCGGCCTTGATATCGCAACGAACATGAACTTCGAGACCGCTGGCAAGGAAATGGCTCAGTTCGCCAACATCACGCAAATGAGCCAAGACCAGTTCAAGAACTACGGCTCCACTATCGTTGATTTGGGCAACCACCTGGCTACGACCGAAGCCGATATCTCCGCTATGGCGCTGCGTCTGGCTGGCGCTGGCACCGCCGCCAAGTTCTCGCAGGCCGATATCTTGGGCATGTCTGGCGCTATGTCCTCGCTCGGCATCAAGGCCGAAGCGGGCGGCTCAGCCATGACCCGTATCATTCAGGATATTTCTAAGAACGTGGCCAATGGTTCAGACGTGGTGGAGGAATACGCCCGTGTCGCTGGCATGAGCGCCGACCAGTTCGCCGATGCGTGGAGAAACCGCCCCATGGAAGCCATGGAAGCATTGGTGGAGGGCTTGAAGCGCACGAGCGATTCCGGCGAGGATATGAACGTCACGCTGGAAAAGCTCGGCATCAATAATGTTCGTAACTCCGATACCATGCGCCGACTTGCCAACGCTGGCGATTTGCTGCGCAATTCGGTAGACCGTGCCAACACCGCGTGGAGCGAGAACACAGCGCTCCAAAACGAGGTTGACCAGCGAAACGAGAGCTTGGCATCGCGTCTACAGGTATTGAAGAACAAGGTTGACTCCATTGCTATCTCCATCGGCAGGCCGCTAGTCAACGCCGTTATTTCCGCGCTCGAAGCGTGCGATCCGCTCATTCAGGGCGTGGGCGACCTTGCCGACGCTTTCTCCAAGATGGATACGGGACAGCAGCAGTTCGTTCTGGCTATGGTCGGTATCGCGGCGGCGGCTGGCCCCGTGCTTACCGTGTTTGGTAAGATTGAGAAGGGTGTCGGTAGCGCAATAACGGCAATCGGCAAGGGCGCTCAGGACTTTGGCGTTTGGAAAGACGCGCTCGTTACCACCGATGGCGCTCAAATGCGCGCATATGCGTCTGCCAATTTGCTTGCCGATAAGATGGGTATCGCTGGCAACGCCGCCGCAAAGGCCGCTGGTGGAGCCGACAACTATGTTGCCGCATGGCAGGGCTACTACCAGACTTCGCAGAAAGTAGTCGATCTAGAGGGCAAGTACGCCACAGCTGTAGCAAAAAGCACAGCGGCTGCTGATAAGGCAAAGACCGCCGTTGACAAATATAAAGAAGCAGCCAAGCTCGCGGCATCGGCAGATGAAGAGGGCAAGGCCGCGGCAACCGAGTACGCTTCCACGCTGAAAGCGAAAGCCGACGCAGCGAATAGAGCAGCCAAGGCATCAGCCGATAGCGTCAAGTCAATCAAGGACGAAATCGACGTTACGACCAAGGCCCGGGATACCTACGGCAAGATGGTGGACGAGTGGAGCGGCAGCACCAAGGAGACCGCCAAGGTTGCCAAGGAAATTGCAGACGCGAACAACAAGACCAATACTAGCGTTCTCGATTCCGCCAACGCGCTAAAGAAGCAGGCAGACGCGGCAAAGCAAAGCGGCGGCGCCTTGAAGACGCTCGGAAGCGGCGTGAAAAACGCCGCAACTGGCTTTAAGAACTTTGCCATCGGTCTTGCGACCTCTATTGGCCCACAGCTCGCGTTTGCGGCGGCAGTTACCGCAATCGGTGCCGTTGTCGGTGACTTTATCGCTCAGGCTCAAAAAGCCAAAGAGCACGCGGAAAAAATGAGCAAGGCAATGCAAACGGGCAGCTCCATCATGGACAATGCCGCCCGAAGTGCAGACGGTCTGGGCGATTCTATCGGCGATGTGTCTGTAAACGCTGAGGAGACAACGCAAAAACTAATTGACCTCAACGAGTCCATCGGCGAGACGTTCACCAAGGTAAGCACCGATAGCGCCACGCTTGATAATTACGTTGGCGTGATTGATGACCTTTCTAAGAAATCGAGCCTTAGCGCCACCGAGCAGTACCGTCTCGGCGAAGCGGTAAAGGGCTATAACGAAATCACTGGCGATTCCGTAAGCATCACCAATGCCGTCACTGGCGAGCTGTCCAAGAGCACCGATGAGATCGATAAGAACGCAGCCGCATGGAAGCGCAACGCCGAGATGAAGGCGCTTTCCAATGCAGCGTCTAAGTATCTCCAACAGGAAATCGAAGCCGAGGGCAAGCTGGAAATCGCTCAGGCGAAAGTGACCGAAGCCCAGAAAGCAAATACTGCCGCCATCAGCGAGTCCACCGAGTACTACAAGAAGCATAAAGAGCAAATCGACAAGGCCATGACGAGCAAGACCACCAATGAGTACACCAAGAAGTGGGGTCAGCTCAAAGGCGAAGTCACAAAGACGGGTCAAGCTCTCGAAGATGCTCAGTGCGAGCTTGATGAGATTAGCGGCGACTTTACGTCCGCAGCGGAAAAGGCAGATTACTTTAGCACCCGCGCGGCGGCGCTCGCGGCTGGTCTTGACGAATCGTCCGCTGACATGGCTGGTAAGATCGCATCCTCCATTTCCACAATGGGCAATGGTGTGAGAAATTCGCTTGATTCCGCTGGCATCAATATCGCTGACCTTGCTGTTAAGATGCAGCAGGCCGGTATTACCTCGGAGCAAATGAGCAACATCAGCAAGAACAGCTTTAAGGCGATGGTCAATTCTTGCGGTGGAGATATTGATACTCTTATTGGTCTTATCAACGGGTACAACAATGCGCCAATTGTTAACAAGGATGCAAATATCAGCATCAATGACCTACAGCTGAAGGACGCTCAGGGCAATGTTGCCGTATGGAATGGCTCCACGCTTGTTGATCTAAAGGGCAATGCAATTGCCGATGATACGTCACTGACTGACGCACAGGGCAACGTGTGGACGTGGAACGGCTCCACCCTTATTCCGAAGAGCACCACCGCCACTTCGACCGGCAATGTTTCCGATGGTTCTGCCGAGAAGCAATCTAAGAAATACCAAGACACGGAAAACAAGCGTAGTGGCAAAACAACTAACCACATGGCTAACGGTAACGTCGTTGACGGTAGCGGCACGCGCGAATCGGACAGATTTACGCAATCGGTCAATAGGATTCCGAAAAGCCACAACACCCATATTTCCGCGTCAGCTGATACAAGTGCTATCAACACCTTCACAAGCGCGCTAAGCAGCATCCCCAGAAGCGTCACCACGTTTGTGAATCAGATTATTTCGAAGTACAACAACGCCGCAGGCGGTATTCGACCCCACGCGGCAGGCGGCGTGATGATGCGATACCACGCCAACGGCGCTATTGCGAACCGTCCTGGGGCTGGCGTGCCGCTGGATATAGTCGGCGAAGCTGGAGCAGAAGCTATCGTCCCGTTGACCAACCGCAAGTACTCGCGCCCGTTCGCTCGCACTATCGCCGAGCAGATGAAGCAGGTGGGCGGCGGCGTGTCCGCGCAGGTGGTCAACAACTACACCCTGAATATCGACGGCTCCACCATTCGCGGCAACGACCGCGCCAAGGAGCTTATCGAAGCCCTCGTGAGCGAGCTGGTCTAGTAGCGGGGGATTGATGCCGTATCTACCTTCTTGACGAAACAAGGAGGTAGGTATGGCTGATGGAAATGCGGTTTCCGGCTACGGAAATGGCTATTACAACTGGCACGCCTATATAAGCATCTGGCAGAATTGGATTACCGACGATAAAATCTCGCTCCATGTCGAGCTTGGATATTCCACGCGGTATGCCATTAACGTATATGCAAAGGGGCATCTAGACCAAGACAATAAGAACTGGTCTGGATCGCTTTATTCCGGCACCAACAGCGGTTGGGTTACAACCGCCGTCACGTCTGCTGACGTGGAGTTCGCACGCGGTGAAAATGCATGGACGTATTCTTGCGGTGGCTGGATTCAAACCACAGGCGGCTTTGCCCCGGGTACATCATGGGTGACTGGTACTTACACAATCCCGGCTCACCCGCGCTACGTTCCTAGATCGCCGACAAACCTCACTCTTGTAAGCTCCACCGATACCAAGCAAGAGCTATCTGTGGAGCTGCCAGACAAGAGCGGCTGGCACGATTACAACAAAATCAACTTCTACCGTCATACAGACGATGGAGATACGGAACAGCTTTACCACGATAAGGTTATTTCGAACTATACCGACCTGACCACGACCGCAGGCCACAAGTACACCTATGACTGCCGCGTACAGAATGGCGACGATAATAATTACCTTTCGGATATATCGAACGTGGTCACGGTGTTCACAAGCCCGAACGCGCTTGGCAGGCTGGAACTCACCAAGACCGCCGACAACAAGGCACAGCTCAAAGGCTACGACGCTCCGCGCTGGAAAGACGGATACGAGTTCCAAGTAACGAAAGACAACGGCAAGACGTGGGAGAACGCTACGGTCGATGATACGTGGCTTGATTCCGATGCACCCGCTGGCACCATCCGCTACCGCGTCCGCGCGTACAAAAACAACCCGTGGAACGGCGCCGGCGATACGATCTATTCGCCATGGACTGAATCTAACTCCATCACCACCATCTGCCCCCCGAACGCGCCGACCATCAACGGGCTAAAGACCGT